GTGTGTACCGTGTCAGCGCCAACGGTTGTGATTGTGCCGCCGGTTGCAGAGAATGGGGGTACATCGCTAAAGCCGCCCCCCAGCAGCATTTCCTGGTTGGACATCAGGTAAGACCCGTACCAGTTACGACAAAGACATCGGCCGCAACACACAAAATTGTAGCTACGCCGTAATTTGCAAGCGTTCGAGTGCCGGTTGTGGTTTGTCCGCCTGCCCGAAGGGTCACGCCAGCGCCTTGAACAATTGACTGATTGCTTGTGGAGTTATTAAAAATAGTTACGTTATCGCCGATACTAAATACAGAAGCGGGAACAGTGACGCCGCCTGTCGTGATACTAATGTGCTTGCCGACATCTGTTGCAACTAAGGTGTAGGCAGCTGTTTGAGCGTTTTGGGGAATTCGTCGGATAGGACCAGTTCCATCTGAAATGGTTCCAGTTGTTGTGATTCCGCCGCTTGTGTTGATTGCGGTTGTACCGGCAATGGTGCCACTGTTAATTGCACTGCCGCTTACTTTTCCTGCGGTTGAGATTTGAGCAAGCTTGCTGTCCGCGATAGCTGCGGATGCATTGATGTCAGCGTTAGTAATGTTTCCAGTGAGATTAAGCTTGCTGTAACTGATCGCCGCAGAAGCGTTAATGTCAGCGTTGGTAACATTACCGGCGAGATTCAATTTGCTGTAAGCAATAGCTGCAGAGGAGCTAATGTCGCCGTTGACGATGGTATTGGAAAGATTTAACTTGCTATACGCAATAGCCGCGCTTGCGTTAATATCTGCGTTCAGAATTGAGCCAGTGAGGTTGAGTTTGCCGTAAGCGATGCTGCCGGCAAGCATTGTGTTACTGACAGTACCGCTGTCGCCTGTTGTGATTACAGTCCCACTTGTGTTCGGCAGCGTGATTGTGCGGTTTGCTGTTGGGTCGGCAACCGTGAGCGTTGTTTTGTTTGAGTTGGCAGTTGTGCCGTCGAACTGGAAACCACCTGTTGCGCCAATCTCAAGTGTGCCCGTAATTGTTGCACCAGTTGTCCTTAGGCTTTCGTTGTAAACCTCTTCGATCGCCGCTTGAACGTCGGTGGCTTGAATAAGGCTAAACGGAGTAAATGAAATGTTTGCCGCTGTGTTGCCTGTGATCGTTCCTGAAATATCAATGAGCTGCCACGTCGAGCTTGTGCCATCAGAAAGCAATTGGTCTGGCGCATTCAATGCAACACTTGGTACATAAGTGCCCGCGCCAGTGCCTGAGTTTGCGACAACGAAGTAATACTGATTGTTTTGCGTGGCTGGTTGCGGGAGCGTATCTCCGGGGCTCAATCCCAAGCCGGCGCCAGCTGCGCTAAGGGACTCAATGTTGTTTGTTGACGCGTCGTAGACACCGGCAAAGACAAGCTCGCCGCTGGTTACTGTTACCGGAATCCAAGCAGAACCATCCCAGATGTATAAGTCCCCCCTACCAACGTCATAGAAAAATTGACCCTTGAAATCTGGACTAGGGAAGATCGTGACTTGAGCTGTTGTTCCGGGACCGCCAAATTGGGTCACAGCGGCGTCGGCGATTGCGGAGCCAGGCACTGTGTTGGTGCCAAAGACAGAGGAGGACAACACGCCCGAAGTCAGCTTTTCAGCTGGAATATCGGGGATGTCGTCCTCTGTCAGTGTGCCGCCGTTGGTTATGTGACCTTGCGCGTCGAACGTAATCTTGGTTGCGGTGCCAGCCGTGACTGCATTTGTGTGATTCAATGCGCCAGCATTGGTGACACTCAGACCAGTGCCGGGCTGAACTGCACCTGTTGCGCTAGCTGTTGCGTTAGGCAAATCGGCAGAGGTGATTGCGCGACTGCCGTTTACCAGACCCTTTGCGTCATGCGTTACGACCGAGAAGGTATTTGTCGCGGTGACATCGCTGTCAAGTTCCAGTGTTTCGCCGTCTACTCGCAGACCTTCGCCATTGACAATGACTGCACCTTTTGCGGTATTGGTTGCAGTAGGGAGGTCAGAGCCGACGATCTGACGGCCGCTTACTTCGCCGCCGCTGCCTGCCGGTCCAGCAAGAAAAATCCCGCCGACTGGAGCGACCTGCGGGTTGACTGAAAGTGTCGCTACGTCACCAACAGTCGCAACGGAAATTTGAATGGGGCCAGAAGTAGTGGCAACCAGCTGGTTGATCGAACCCGCCGCTTTGAAGGCTACCCAAGCGCTGCCGTCCCAGACGTAGGCCTTGTTTGTGGAAGTCTCAACAGCAAGCTGACCAGCAAAAACGCCCGCTGCAGGCAATGCGGTTACGACTTGTGCGCTGGAGTTGTTTGCCAGCTTTGTTCCGTCAACGGCGTTGGAGGAGATTTGGTCGCTGCCGACCGCGCCATTCACAAAGGCGCCACCGGGAATTGACTGAGAATCAAAAAGAATTTTTGCGCTAGGGATTACATCATCTGAGATTTCAGTAACTGCCTTGTTAAGAAAATCCACTACGGTAATTTTCTTGGTTTCGCTGGCAGAGCGGTCAGCTAACGGGAGCCAGTCATTCGCCGCCAGATCGGCAGAAGCCAGACTATTTAGCTCGCTAATCCGAAGATCTGCCACGGTTTACCTCGTGTGACTCAGCTAATAGATGCCAGCAGTCTAGCTCTATTCCTCATCCACAATAGCCAGCAGACCTCCCTGCTCCAGCACGATCGACCCACCGTCCTCCTGCAGAAGCTTGTTAGATACGATTGTCCTAGCCCGCATCCTGATTGCCCCAGTTGTCACAAAACTAACTGTGGACACAACCATTTCACCGGGCGTATAATTTGTAGCGCTGTTTGTAATCAATGCATCAAACTCCCACCAAAGGGCGTCGTTGAGCTGCGTAGGATTAAAAGCACCGGTAGTCGGAGCCGTTCCTTCGCTTTTCAAGTAAAATTTAGCCCCAAAAATTCCACCTATTTCTGTTCTAAGCACTAGCTGCATTAAGTAGTTGACAGTTTCTTCGTCTGCAACATTTTTGTAGTCCCACTGGGCGGTGAGCTGACCGCTTCCAGTGATCAATGAGCTGTACTGCTGCCTATGGGCGTCAGAAAGAGAAGTTACGTCAATAGCTTCTCTGTTCGTATTCAATTCATATTGAATTACGCAGCCCAAAATTCTCCCGACGCTGTCTTTTACGTTTACTGCAATTGGAATATCACTTGTAATATCCACCAGGGTCACAGCCGCCGCCTTACTGCCCTCAAGGCTATCGTTGAAATTATTGTAGAGACGAATTCCTCCAATTTCATCAACAAAGATATACCAATTGCCACTAGAGTGAACATTGCCGTCCTCCCAACCATCAGCACCAATAAATGAAAGCGGCGTATCGTTGGTAGACGATATTTGAATAAAATCGCCCGTAAGAAAAGCGCCTTCATCAAAATCAAAGCTAAAACGCTTCCTGGCAACGTTTACGTCATCTGGATTTACCAGTGAAAGTTTTTCCTCCAAGGTGGACTTTCTGATTAGCTCAATGCTTCCAACATTGCCTAGGTAAATAGCCATTACAAGCTCGCCTCAGTTAATACGCCTGTTACTTGGAAGTTAATTTGGGCCGAGGCAACTTCACCAACATTCGAACCGAAACTTGCTGCCGTTACATAAGCATTAAATTTAATGTCATTGTTAATGTCGCCACTTGCGTAACGCAAGGTAAAGACAACTGTGTCGGCGTCGGTAGTCCCAGCGGTGTTTGTATTGATTAGTTTTTTGAGTAGTGCCCCAGCGTCGTTGCTGCCATCGTCTGCTTTGTAGTACAGAAGTGTTGCACTACCGTTGGCGCCTTGGACGCCGGGGGTGTACGAGCGGTGAGACTCGCCCAATGTCGTGGTTTCTAGCGTTTCTAGGTCAGACGAAAATGACCACGAGGTCACCTTGGCCTGGGTCACGCCGTCTAGCAGCAAACTGCCATCACGACCGGTGTAAAACTTAGCCATGGCTACCTCCTTGGGGCTATTCTATACAACACTGATTAGCCGCACACGGGCATTGCTGACGCCGGGGCGGACATTGGTGATGTCCGGTGGCTCAGCGTAACGCCAAGATCCAATCGACAGCAGCCTATCCGGAGCACGACTTGCGATTGCATTTGTCGTGGGAATGTAAGACGTAGCCGCAGACCCTTCTTCTAGCTGCGCACCCCAGATGTAGATGGAACCATCGGAGGGACCGTTCAGCAGTAAGCCCACATTACTTAAACCATTGGCGTCGGCCAAAAAAGTTGCTTGCAGGCGGTACCAGCCGTCTGCCAATGGTTCGATTGCCGCATTTGTGCATGTACCATCGACACTCACAAGCTGGTGCGCAGCTTTCAAGTCAAAATTGGCGCTACCCAATTGAGTAAATGACCTAATCGTAATTAAACCAGAGCTTGACGGAAATAGCTTTACATACACGGAGAATGTGTAGTTGTAAAATTGCTCAAAAGTAAACTGCTGATAAATGTAAGCTGTATTCGAGGTCGGTTCAAAAATTTTTACTTCAGTAGCACCGTCGGGTGCTAATACACCGCTGTCGCCAAGCAGGTCGCCTCGAGTCAAACTCCAAGGAGAAGCGAAAGTTTCGCTATATAGAGCATTGTTTGCGGCTGCTTCTTCTAAAAGCAGTCCGCTGCTCGCTCCAGTAAGGCCGTGGAATTGGAAGCGTGTCTCGTAAGGTTCTGCTGTTTGCACTTGACCCTTCTGGTCAGTGTATGTAGCTGTCGTGTTTCTTTGATTTTTATAGGCTCTATCTAAAAGTTGACTTGATCCATCCCAGCCTTCGATTGAGCGCAACGGCAACGTAAAGGTTCCGTAAGTGCCTTTTACGTTCTCGTAATGACCGAGAAATGTTTGTGCGTTTTTGTCAGTGACGTTTTGATACTCAAGCTCCAGTGTGGCACCAAACCTGCTGTCGCCGTAAAGAATGCGGCTTTCAGCTCCAGACTGTGAGCGGAATGTTCGGACGGCGTAGTCGCCCGAGGTGTAGTTACGGGATGACGGTATGAAAGCCGGAAAATCCATGGTCAACCCTCAACGATGAAGCTGGATGGACTGAGTACGTCCTGCACGATCAAGCTGTTAAACGTACTGCTGGTTGGAAACTCGGTTGCCAGCACTTCAA